GTCGATTTATCTGTAAAACGAGTTTTTGCGCTAATGAGTGAGGGCGCTTGGAGGAATACTTGGAGGACTTCTTCATTACATCCTTTCATTGGGCATTTTGCAACCCTGCTTTCAAAGTAACCGTGCTTTTCGCAATGGTAATCGTGTAGTACTGCCATGTCTATCCCCTTTCTAACTGGTCATCTAAATCATTAATACTATAATCATACTTGTTTGTAATACCTACTTTAATCTTAATCTGCCCACCCACTACTTGTAAAGTGGTAGATCGCTGTAAAGATGGCGTAGCTTGTTTGCGATACTGAACAAACTTGGTGTTATCACGGTTTTTCATAATGGCTACTTCTCCATCTCGGTACTCTGTATAGCCTTTTGATACCCGCCTTTGTACATATTCGGTCATTGGTTCGGTTTCATCTATGAACACCATCTTGATAATGCTGGTAGATAACCCGCAAAGGTCAGCAAAAAGGTCAATAGAGATCCCTCTTTCCTTGTCTTTTAGGAATTTTTTAATGATCCTTTTAAGTTCAGCCCTGGGTATAGACCGTTTAGCCTTCTCCATATACACCAATTCTCTTTAAGTAATCACTTACATTCCTGCCAACGGTAAGCTGTTCAGGCGTAAAGTCATCTTGAACCCGTGAGATAGTCCTTGTAATCTTTTGTGCGATCAATCTAGGCTGTACTTGTTCAGCAAAAGCAGCGCAAGCTAGGGCAGAAGCAATCACTCTATCGTCTTTATTGCGCCCTGATGCTTCAATTGATCCGCCATCTCTGACCATTGTTTTCATTTCTTCAATGGTGTCCATATCGTAGATGTCCATCATGCCACGCTCAAAAAGTCTTTCATGTAGGTAAGCATCCTCTCCTTGGTAGCGGAGGTAGTTAGCCAACCAATAGAGTTAGAAATACCGCCAAGAGTGTCATTCCTACGCCAGATATAGTTCTGCATATTGGCGTACACATCCATGAGGTCTTTACCCATAGCGCTACCCATTGCAGCAGCCTGGCGCTTGAGATTTCTTAGCTCATTGATAACCGCTTGACCTGGACCATTGATTTCTAAATTCAATGTAGAGTTTTTGTAAGCGCCAGCTAAGTGAGCAATCACCCACGCAAACTGGTAAGTATTCATTTCCGATGTAGCAAAGCTCGCAACTTGTTCCATACCGTCAGCATAAACACGATAAACTTGTATGCAAAACCGATCAGCCCAATCAGAAGAACCGTAGGCAGGATCAGCACCAATAACATAGTAAGCGGTATCAACGGGTTCTTCCCAAACTTTAAGAGTAGCCAATCGTTCTGTTGACTTAATAACTTCAGTATCTTGGAAATTAACCCCGAAACTGTAACGGTAATAATCGCAAGCAGTTCGTTTGATTTTTTTAACAGCATCGGTACACCTCGCATTAGAAAAGAAGCTAGAACCTGTCATCACAAAGGCATAGTCCTCTGTGGGCGGAAACTCTTGGTACATCAAGCTATCGTCTTTAATGCCCTCATAGAGCTTCCAGCGCCACCATGCAATTTGACGGGAGTTGATTTCAACGCCATAGAGCTTTTTAATATCCCGTACCCATTCCTTTTCCTCGCCCGTGAGCTTGCCATCCCAGTACACCTTGTAGGTATTACCCTCAGGATCAAGTGAGTACAGTTCGTTACGCCACCAGCCGCAGAAGATGGCACGCTGCGTTCTAGCACGCTTGGCGGTGACATACATATCGTGAAACATATTGAACCCCCGTGCGGTAGATTCAAAGGTGTACAGACGGTCTGGGTTTGTTTCAGCCAAAGAAGCTAGTAGGGAAGCTAATCCTTCCTCATCTCCCCAGGAGGATGTTTCCGTTCCATGAAGGTATGTAATAGCCTTGCCACGACCAAGACTTCCTTTTGCTCTAAGCCCTGCGACTTGATAAAACAAGCGACTGCGGTTCTTGAGGGAAAGCTGATTCCGATTGTGGGCAAGAAGTGGGATACGGTATTCTTTGGGTAAACCATCCATATACATGGCAAGCGTTGATCGGAACATATCCCGATTTTCTTCCGTATCTGTTGTAAGTGTGCCTTGCAGCCCTGGGTGGATGAAGTGCCAGTAGAGGTCAAGGGCGAGTGAGATTGTGGTGATTCCAAGCTGCCTTCCTTTCAGAATAACGAAAAAATGAACTCCCTCATCCAANCCCTTCTTGATCTCATTCATCACATAGGTCTGGCTACCCAGGAGGTTGCCCATCTTTTTTAAACCCTGCTCTTTTGTTTCAATCTGGAGTTGGGCGCAAAAATGGTAAAACTGTTTTAGGTTGAAATTGCTCATGTAATGATCCAGGGTAATTTGTTATCAAAGCGTTTGAGCATTGCTAAATTCCCTATTTCAAAGAACTCTTTTTGAACGCCACAAGTACCACCTAGGCGAAAGTTAAAGGTGTGCTGCTTGGTGCTTGTAAANTGCGGAAAGACTTGTTTTGCAGTAGCGTAGAACATACGATCTACTTGGGGNTTGGNATCGTTTAAAACAATAGAGATTTGNTTTAAAAGATTGGTTTTCATACCCCACATACACCAATCAACAAAGTGATGATTAGGTATATTCCAAACGGAGCTTTCCTCGCCAAGGGCTTCGCAATTATCAAGAAGAAGAAAATTGCCTTCCTGATCGTGTATCTTGCGAAAAGAGTAAACCCAGTCATACCCTTCTTCGATCTTCTCCATAATGGTTTGGACATGATTTTCCTCGTACCAATCGTCATCGTTACAAAAAAAGGTGACATCCTCCGTCACCAGATGTGGCGCAGCAGATAGCCAGCGTTGACCAGCCCACCCATCACCACCGATCTTGCCATCCCAATAGCACAGCAGCACATCTGGGTACAAGCGTTTTAATTCTGCAAACCGATTAAAGTCTTGGTCGCACAAGATGTAATGCAAGCAAGGGTAGGTTTGGTTCTTAACGCTTTGGATACAATTTCTTAACTGCTCTGGGCGCTTGCCATTGGTTACTGTTATTACGGCTGCGGTTTTCATTGGTGTTTACTCAATTTCTTGGTTTCAAAGTTCGGCAGATCCCAATACGCTACCTTTAGCCTGGCTGAATGGTTACGGGCGAGAAGGATGAGTTCTTTCACAATCTGTTCCGAGTAATGCTTCTTCCAATCATCGACTAGCTTGATCTTGGACCTCTTTGTTCGGCAAGACAAGGCTTTCATCATTTCAGTCTTAAAGATTTGGCGCTGCTTGCACAGATACTCCCAATCCTTAGTGCCTTGCATCCCCATCCTCAGGACCATCTAGTAAGGATTTTAAATACTCAATTTCCGACTGAGCTTGGATCAAGAGCTTAGAGCTTTCGCCATGCACCCGCATTAGTTCATGAAATATCTGGTCCTTGTCCATCCGCCAGATCCGTTCCATGTACATCTTCTTAGCTTCGTCATTAGCTCTTTCGATGTACTGCTCTACGGTCATTGTTCCGTTGGCTGCGTTCATTCGATTCTCCATACCCGTACCCCGTTCCCTTCTTTTCTGGCTGTAAATTTCATCCCCGTGCGCTTGCTAATCCGATACTGCAAGTTACACATAATCGTTACCTTGGCTTCTGGCGCAAAGAAGCTGTCACCTACATCCATTTGCTTGTAGGGATAGATATTGCGCTTCTTCTCGATAGGAAGGGGGATTCCCTTATCAATCTCTAATGTCATATACTCTCCTTCATCATACTTTCCACATAATACACAATATGATTCATACATACAATGAATACCATCTTGGTGATAACCTAGTTCACTTACACTACCTGCGTAAGGTCTGTGAGCAAAACCCTGACCTAGAGTTTGTACACCATTGCAATCCTGCATTGCACTTCCAGCTAGAACCGTTGGTGGAGTTTATGCCAATTGAGATCGCTGGTCTTTCGATCCCGCCAGGCGCAATCAATTGCTGGATTGGGCGAGATAACTTCTTTTACAACCACCCGCTGCGGGAAAACTGGGTGACATTCCATATCTGCTGGTTTGATTACCTGTCCGACCTTCTGGAAGTATCTAACCCGATTGCTTGCAAGGAGGACTTCTGGTTCGATTACCCAGGGCTAAAGGTGCTGCCACCAATGAATTACGACTACCTGGTTATTAACTCTCCTCCCGCAAGTGGGCAATTACCCGATTCAACCCTCAATTCTTTGAAAACATGGTGCGAAACCTCTGTAATGAGGGCAAGAAAGTCATCACTACAGCCCGTACAGGGATGGCGGAATGTACCTTAGATCACGGAATCACCGTCACAGGCATCGGTGCGCTGTCCAAGGGCGCAAAGCACATCATCGGTGTTGCCACAGGTCCTATGTGGACCACCTTCAATGTTTATAACGCTCAGACGGTCAAGACACGCATCTTCTACTGCGCTCATCAAACCGTCAACCTCACCAACAACACGATTACGAAGAAGCGCTTGATCTAGGAAAAACTGATTTTTTTTCTGGGGGGATTGAGTTGGGGGGTACGCTCTCCACCGTTCCAAGTCCAATCAAAAAGGGCA